CGCTTCATCACGAGGTCACGAGCAATTGCATTGTACTCGAAACCTTTGAACATCTCGCCGCTAAACAGCTTGAGATATAGGGCACGGGCATCACCCGTAGAGTTACTTTGACCAGGCCTCGTCAAGGAAGCCTGCATTTCGCTATTAGTATTTTGTTGAGCCATTAGTAGAGAATAAGAATGTTACCCTCTGAACGTTCAGAAATTTTTTGTTGAAAATGTTGTGGTCTATCCCACCGTCTAGACGGTTAGAGGTATCGGCGTACCGGCTCCAACCAATGCAAGGGAGGTCCGACTCTGAGGTGCCTCCCAAGCTGTTTACAGAAGGTCTTTAAGACACTTCTTTTGTTTACGACATTCGGGTTTTTTATCACCACAATGTCCGCAACGTTTAAACACTACCTCACCATTAACAGGTGAGTACGGTACAGGGTGGGCTTTAGCCAAACCTTTAGTTTGATGGCGGCTTCTACTGGGCATAGTGAGGATTGCGGTATGCAACGCCACGATAACGGAGCGTATCTACATGATAACGCAGGGCGCGACGTTGGTTGTTTTTGATGAAACGAATGAGATTGATAGACATAGTTCGTACTTTATAAACCTGACCCCCGTTCCATGGTCAGGCAACATGCGTCCCGAAGGATGAACGTACGAATAATTAACCGATTGCGGGTGCAGTCAGTGCAACCGGTGCGGACTCAGCAGCAGCCAAGTCCAGTGGGAAGTTGTGAGCATTACGCTCATGCATTACTTCCATACCCAAACCAGCACGGTTCAGGATGTCAGCCCAGGTGTTAATCACACGACCTTGTGAGTCGATGATTGACTGGTTGAAGTTAAACCCGTTCAGGTTAAACGCCATAGTAGACACACCAAGGCTAGTAAACCAGATGCCAAGCACAGGCCAGGCAGCCAGGAAGAAGTGGAGACTGCGAGAATTATTAAAGCTAGCGTATTGAAAGATGAGACGCCCAAAGTAACCATGAGCAGCGACGATGTTATACGTCTCCTCCTCTTGCCCGAACTTATACCCATAGTTCTGGCTAACATCTTCAGTCGTTTCACGCACCAAGCTGCTAGTAACAAGGGAACCATGCATAGCTGAAAACAAACTACCGCCAAAAACGCCAGCGACCCCAAGCATATGGAAAGGGTGCATAAGAATATTGTGCTCAGCTTGGAAAACAAACATGTAGTTGAAGGTACCCGAGATTCCCAATGGCATTCCATCAGAAAAAGAGCCTTGTCCGAAAGGGTAGACAAGGAATACAGCTGTTGCGGCAGCGACTGGTGCAGAATATGCGACAAAGATCCAAGGCCTCATACCTAGTCGATAACTAAGTTCCCATTCACGTCCCATGTAAGAGAAGACGCCAATGAGAAAGTGGAAGACGACGAGTTGGTATGGTCCTCCGTTGTAGAGCCACTCATCAAGTGATGCGGCTTCCCAGATTGGGTAAAGATGTAGCCCGATTGCGTTACTTGAGGGAACGACTGCTCCTGAGATGATGTTGTTTCCATAGAGTAGAGATCCGGCAACGGGTTCACGAATGCCATCGATGTCCACAGGGGGAGCAGCGATGAATGCAACCAAAAAGCAGACGGTTGCGGTCAGTAGGGTTGGGATCATCAGAGTCCCGAACCATCCAACGTAAAGTCGGTTATTAGTAGAGGTTACCCAAGAACAAAATTCTTCCCAGGCAGACCTCCGTTGTTGTTGAGAAAGTACAGCGGTCATTAAAAGTGCAGAGATTTGTTAGACAGGGTATGTATTTGAGCACTTTAATGTAGCCCTCCCAAGGCTCACATCCAGTGGAGGGCTTGGGATATAATCAGAGCTTGTACTTCAGACCGACTTTAGTACCATAGGAGTTGGTGTCGTCGGACACGAAAGAGATCTCGCCATAGACGTCGAGACGCTTGGTGGCGGCAACAGAGCCGAACACCTTGCCAGTGAGTTTAGTTTCAGCTTCACCGTCATCAGGGGAGAAGACGGTAGGACCAGCTTGCACACCCCAAGAGGTGAGACCATCACCATCTTCGTAACCGAGATGGAAATCAGTAGCCATGCCCTGATAGTTGGAACCGTTAAAACCAGAATTGTTTTCGACGTTCACATACGGACCTGCCAGTGCAGGAGCAGCGGCGAGGAGGGTTGCGGGGAGGATAGCGAGAAATTTCATTAGATTAGAGTTAAGCTTTCTTAGCAGTTTTAGCGGAGCGTTTGAAGTTAGCAGCCGTGGGTGCTCCTTTGGACCCAGGCTTCCTCATTTTTTCACCAGACCCGGCAGCAATACGCTTGCGTTTGGCATGGATGTTTGCATACAAACCAGGTTTTTGTTTAGCCATTTAACATTTCCATTTACGTAGTGCCAAGGCTTTCCGGGTTGGCTTACCGTTCTTACGCATCGGACCTTTGACGCCTTTCATTCTAGCACAGAAGGACCGCTTGCGAGGACCACCGCCAGGCTGAGGTGCCTTGAGGTTTGATCCTGTTGCTCTATTATATTTACGCCGACCGGCAGCTGTCAAGCCACCGGTACGCGATTTGTGTTTGCCAATCCTGAGACTGACATTCTTGCGTTTACTTTTTTTTGCCACCTTTCTTGGTACCTTTTTTTACGGGCTTGCCGTAGGTACCGGGACCGTAAGGCATTACCAGACTCCGGGGATAAGTTGACCAGTCACAGCATACGAACCAATCGCAGCGATGACGCCGAGCATGGCAAGCCTGCCATTGAGACGCTCGGCTTTCTCGTTGTGGGGGATAGAGTTTTCGTCGATGTACATAGGTGGTTCTTTAGCGTAGATGTTGGTGCGTCCACCATCTTCAATAACAGTAGACATCAGAAGTTAAGACCGGGTGAGTTAGCAAGTTTCTCCATGACCTCTTGCCTGAAGGCAGGGTCACGGTCGTAACGTGGATCATTCATGTCACGTACAACCTCAGCTTGGCTACGATAACCGTTGACAGCTTGGGCAGGTTTGCCTTGAATCATGTTGTTTTCGTATCCTACACTATCGTTGTATTGTGCTTGCAGTCCACGCAAAGCAAGGTTAATTGCAGACACGTTACCTGATTCGATAACGTTGTCGAATGCTTGAACAGTGTCAGCGTCGAGGTTGTCAGCAGCCCAGGACGTCATGCGTTGGTACTGCTGCTCGCCGCCTACACTATTGTAGATCTCAGACACTTCATTGTCAGATAGCTCACGTCCTTCAGGAGCAGCTACATCTTCGATAGTGTTTTGATACTTAAGATACGCATTGACCAGATCCTTACTATCCATAGCAGAAAGTTTTTCCAGCGACTCTGCGCTGATTTCACCACCGCCTGACAGCTCATCATCGATGCTATCAAATAGTTCAAAGGTTGGATTAGATTCCTGCTCTGGTTCAGGCGTATCCTCTTGCTGGGGTTCGGCTTGCTGATCATTTGATCCGAGTTTTTGTTGCAGCTCAATGTAAGCTTTTTCTAGATCCTGTGCATTCTTGTATTTACCCGCGAGTAAATTATCTTGTGCATCTTCCATTGCCTGACCGACAGCAAGGGTCTCAGCGTCTCGTTCCTCAGCAATTTTAACTGCTTGTGGATCGTTACTAGGATCGTAGGTGAGTAGTTCAGCCATAGATTATTGTTCGGGTGAGATAGCCTCCGCCAACATAGCTTCGGCATTAGGGTTTTTAGATGGATCCATCATGGGTGACTTGAGTAGTTGAGGTGCCATCTGCATCTGCGCCATCTCTTGCTCTTGTTGTTGTTGAGCTTGGGCTTCAGCTTGTTGGTCCTCCATACTCTTGACAAGGTTGAGAACATCAATACCTTGTGCAGCAGCCAGACGCTTGATAGCTTCATCAGCATTGATGAACTTCATCATAGCTTCAGGTCCAAGAGTCTGTGCAATGGTTGTGATAAACGCAGTCAACGATTCACGATCTTGACCACGACCCAAGGCATTGATGCCAGCTACGATGGTAGGCTTGACTAGATCCTTAGGATACTTAGGCAGCTGACCAGCACGGGACAGCACCAAAAGTTTACGGTTAAGATAGGGTACCAGGAACTCCACGGTCAGCAGACTAAACAGTCCGCCAAGTTGTTGCTCAAGTTCTAGCTGTGTAAGGCGTACCTCTTCAGCTGTGGTGCGTTCAGATTGACGCACGTTCAGTACCAAGAATGCTTCGAGCAGACGTCGTTCAAGAGTCTGCATCATCTGCAAAGCCGTTGAAAAGTCAGCAGTCTTACCCACTTGGATAACACCGATGTCTTCAGGGCGACCTTGAACGATAGCTCCGTTGCCAGCCTGAGCAATTGTTTGCGGCTTAGTCATGGAGCTAGGGCTGACAACAAACACCACCTTAGCAGCGCTTGCAGAGCCTTCTACCATAGCTTGTGACAGTGCGTTGAGTGATTTAAAATCACCAAGGAACTCTTCGACACGTCCACGCCCGTAGTTCTCACCGTCAACTGAGTTGAACCGAAGAACCAACCAAGGGTTAGCATCCTTAGGAGACTTACCATCGGTGTTCGGGATGACTTTATCAAAAGCTTCCTGGTGCCAGACCCAACGATTGTTGTCTAGCTTGACGTGAGTATAGATCTCAACGTCATTAGTATTGGAACCCATGCTAACTGATTCTTTAGCTTTGAGTTCTTGGAACTCCTGAGGTAGGAGTTGTTTGTTAATCAGTTCTTTGGTTACGATCTCAATTACGTTACCGTTACCATCACGTTCTACAACATATCGGTTGAGTGGGTAGTGCTTGATCCCCTCCTTACCCATATACAACAGAGCATTACCACCGACCACAAGATGCTTGATAGCTTGGTGCACAGCAACACGATCACCAGATGCGGCAATCGACTCCATGACCATACGTTCCATCTTTGCAAAGCTAAGGTCAAGCTCAGAACGGACCTCTGCAGGCAGTTCTGTGCCTATCTTAGAGTCATCCATCTGAAGTTTGAAGAAGGCAGTCTGCGGCGGCAGCAACGCCAGCATCAGTTTAGATGCCAGTGTCACTACCGCTTTACTACCCACGCTTTGCCAAGGTTGGCGTAGATTCTTGTGTGAAGGTCGCAGCTCATCACGTTGGATAAGATACGGTAGGGTCAGTTCAGAGCACTCAACAGCAATGTCTAGAAAATGATTACGGTAGCTGGTTAGATGATCATACCTGCTACGTGCGTGCATTAGCCTAAGTTAGTTGAAGTACCTTGTTCGGACATTGCGATACGCAGTTTATCCAAACCACGTGTTCCTTGTCCGCGTTGTTTACGCTTCTTACGTTTAATAGTTGTAGGCGAGCGTGACATTTCTGAAATGTTTGCTGCCATGGTTTGTTCCATTGCAGCTGCTTGCGCTTCATTGCGTGCTTGGATCTGTGAAAGACGTG